ACTCACTCGTGACCGCGGTTCCTGCTTCCCCAGGATCTGCCGTGTGGAACGCCACATAGAGGTCCCCAGCGGTGGCTGCCGCTGGAAGACCCGTTGCGTCACCGATATTCGGGATGGCAGCGTTCAGCAGCACGTGATTGAGGAACTGGCGCTCGAACGTATTAGACTTGGACATGATTATTCCTTTCGGCCCAAAGGTTTCGGGCCTAGATATGAATTGAACTTGATGTAACTCAGATAAGTAGACTCAGACGCTAGCTTACCGCCTCCGTTTGTGACGTCTAGGGAAGTTACCCTCAGGCCACTGAGTCGTGTACGACGCCGGGACAGCTGCGCCAAATGAGCGCAAATTACCGTAGTTTGCTCTTTTCCCAGTATATTGAGCTCCGCTTGAATTCAGTTTCGGGATCCCACACATCCTTATGTCCATAGATGCCCTGACTCGGTCTTGTCCACGGAACGCCATTATCTTGGTGAGCTCATCTAGTGATAGGATCCTAGAGTATATTCTAACATCATCCGTCGCGGATGCTGAAACAGAGGTGTTATTTGCGTACGGAACCTGCCCAATGCGCGACCCTTCCAGCGCGGCTCTATAACTGGTGCCCACTGTGAAAATTCCCCTCCAGTTAGACGGGACATCCTGTGTGTCGACCAGTGTTGCGTCTCGGTAGAATTTGCACGAGTGTACCGCGTCGCTCTTATCAATCAGAATCGCGTAGTGGTGGAGCTCCTCGGGAACCCAAACCCCAGGTACGCTAACCAGTCCGCGTGACGATGCGCTGTACATAGCTCCGATGCATAGCCTGCTTGAGTAGGCGGCTATACAAGCGAAGCTTTGTGATGGATGCGAAGAATCGTGAGATAGCGACAGCACGGTTCCGCACAACGCATTCAGGTAGAAATCCGGAGCAGTGGTCCACGTATTGGCAATTGGCAACGCCCAGAACAGAAACGAGGCCTGCTCGCTGTGCAGCGGATACTTTGAGTGTGATTCACCACTAAGCGACATGTACGCATCGGAGGAACCTGCTGGAAACATCAGGTGAACTCTACTCTGGTGCACAGAGCGAGTAGACGTTTGGTCTCACTGCGCGCCGTGAGGTGCAGATCGAAACTCGCCACGTTGTCATCGGTTATTCCGAGAGCAGACAAGTCGAAGCCGTCTTCGGCGGAAACCCAGTCCGTTGACGTCGACGCGACAGGAAGCGTCAGGGTTTGGTGATCAATCAGGCTCGGCCAAGACGCAGCGTTCACGCCTTTTGCGGCAACGCGGACCGTAAACGAACCGGATGACACGAATTGTTCCTCTGGTCGGTAGGTGAAGCTAATCCGCATTCGGGTGACACCGGCGGGGAGGAAGTGCGTAAACCCAACCGCGTCGTCGAGCTCGAACGTGCGAACAACCAGATTTGTGGCTACCGAATCGAACGCAATGCCTGCTGGGGTGCCCGAAAACCACCCTTCTCCCACCTCGTCGAAGTCCTCTGCCCACAGCTGGAATAGGCTGCTAACACCAATTACGCTGCCGCCTGTCCCAGCATCCACCTCACGCCGATGCGTCGCCGGATTGTACGCGACTGGCGCAGAAGTGAAGTGGGTCCCGGCCGTGCGCGGCAACACCTCTGCCCCGTCGGGGCCGTACAGGCGATCGCCTTGCAGGTCGTCAATCCAACCAGCCATTACGCCTCAGTCGAGTTGGTGACCGCGACGTCCGCGTCGGCCTGGAGCGCGAGTCCTAGGAGCGTCGCCACGCCGTTCGTCGCGGCAACGTCCATTGTCACGACGTCCGCAGCGACCGCCGCAACGGATGACGTGTAGACGACCGCGACTGTTCCGCTTCCGCTGGCCACCGTGAGCGTGGCGGCCACCCCGTCCACCTCGAGCGAGAGCCCGACGGCGGTCGAGTTGCACGCCTCTGAATAGGTGACAGTGAGCGCGGTTCCGTCGATGGCGGCGCCCGTGATCGTCGGGTACTCGGCGGAGTTCGTGGCGACGACCGATCCAGCGACCAGAGCGTGCCCTGCCGCGTCGACAACCGTGTTGGTCGCGTCCCACGACACCGTCACGACCTGACCAGGAATGGCGGGAGAATCGAGCTCGATGGCCCACTCATCATCCGCGCCCGTGACGCCTTCAATGTCCCGGCCGCTCACCGCAAATCCCGTGTCGTCAAAGCCGGTGACGTTTTCGCTGGTGGTGACGTCAATCACGTTCGGGGTGGCGGCGCTGATCGTGGCCGACAGAATCGTCGGCGGTCCAACGATCGAGACTAGGTCATTGACCCCAGAAAGCACGGCTCCCTCGAGCGTCGTCAGTCTCCCGAGAATACCCACCAACTGATGGAGCATGGCGTCGATAGCCACCTGCTGCTCTGCGGCTCCAGGAGGCCCCACGACGCCACGTTCCGGTACCGAGCTCGCGGAGTAGTTCGTGTGCCACCCTCGACCATCCGCCACCTGCTCGGCGATGCTAGCCACCACGCCTGCGGTCAGCTCGACCACGGGAGCGCCGCACCCAAGTTCGTCGGTGCGCACCATGAGCTCGCGGAAGTCCGAAGTAGCGGTTCCCGAGAAGTCGTCCGTCGAAAAGGTGCGCAGTTCAATCGTGTAGAGGCCGACACCGGCTGGCGTGAACTCGTAGGTTGGCGACGAGTCGGTGCCGTAGGCAAGGCGAGCCGGAACGCCTGGGGTCGGGGCGATGCCTCCGCCATTATGGGCGAAATGGCACCAGATGACCCACGATCTGATCTCGGTGTGGCCTTCGGATCTGCCCTCGATCGTGACAGCCTCTCCGGGGGCAACCGAGAGCGCACGCGACCATCCACCAACGTTCTCACCCTGAGAAAAACGCATTTCTGCTGGCATTTCGCCTCCAATTACTCGGTCAAAGAGATGAACCCGCCGAGCGATACTGCTCCGACGCTGGCGTCTGTCCCGTATGGGCCGATCACCTCGATGGAATACGAAGCCGTCGGGTCGATTGCATGATCGATTGTGCCGCCGCCCTGCCGGACAGAATTGAACGTCGCGAGCACCGTTTCGGCCTGCGTCCACGTGTCGATCACGGTGTAAGGAACATCTCCGTACGACGGGTAACCTGCAGGGCTTGGACTACTCAGTAGCCGCGCCGAGAACTGGTGCTCGGGAAGCGCAAGGTGCTCTCCGCCAGAGACCCAGATTCCCCACTGTACAATCGTTCCAACGCCAGGCAGCAGTGCGCTGATCGGGAAGCTGATGATCGGAACTTCGGTGGTCACCGCTCCCGTGGTAGACGCTACAAATAGCGCATTATTCCAACAGTATTTGATCCACAAATCGTGAAAACGAGGCTCAACCCCGCGCGCCGAGTCAAAGGTAACCGTAAGCCCAGCTGGGTTCACCCCGCGCACCCGGGCTCGGATGCGGGCGATCGCGTCGGCCACTGGCTGTGCCAGGGCTGCCTCAAGCACAGGGGCGCTGGCTAGATCGCCAGCAGGCGGCATCCGAAGAGTAGTGAACGCCGTGCTGGCAACGCCAGTGACATCGTGTAGAGCCATTCGATCCTCCTAGAAATTGTCGACTTCGAAGTCATCGCCGACGGCTTGCGCGAACAGCATCCCGCGGAAGCACCAGTCGGCAGGCTTCCAGTGGTTCACGATGCTCCGCAGTGTGCTGACGGCAGCGAACGAGAGACTCGTATCCCACGCGGTGCCGTCATCCCAGTTGAACGAGTCCCAGTTCGACCCTGGTGAGCACACTCCGACCGGGAACCGCACCCAGAACTGCGACAAGTACGGGGCGGCCTCACCGTGGGGACCCTCCCGGGCGGAATCGAACTCGATGGTGCACCCCGGATACCCGGCGGCGGTCAGCTGTGACAGAATAGCCGACTCGAGCCCGGCGTGCTCGTAGGCGTTCCATGCGTCGACGAGTCGCGCCCGGTGTGACGCAGCGGTCTCGAGCGGGTAGCGCGGCATCCGCTTCTCGGAGCCGTCGAGCGGTAGCGCGTCGTCTGGGCTCGTTGACTCGAGCAACCAGGACACCCGGAGCGCCTCGGCTGCCCCTGTTGCCACCGAGTCCGCCATCAGCCCGATCACGCCAACGAATCTGCTGCCCCAGTACCCGCGAAGGAATTGGGGGACCAGGCCAGCCAGGTACTCGCGCCAGTTTGCGACAGCCATCAGGCGCCCTCGGTGATCCCGACATAAACCAGGGGCCACGAGGACGGAGCTACACCGACGTTCCAGTCGGGAATGTCGATGTACCCGAGGCTAGTCCCGATCGACATCTCGGAATAGACGACCCCGGTCGAGTTTTCGACGGCCTGAATGATGTCGCTCAAGCGAAGCACGCCGGATACCCCGGTTGAGTACCGGTATCCCCCGATCGGCATCACGGCTCGCAGTTGCGCGAGAGACTCCTCTACGTAGTCCTGCACATCCGAAGCGGAACGACTCGAGTCGTAGTAGATCGTGCCGCTTATTGGGAGCTCGTACTCGGGCGCCGCAACGACGTTGATTCTAGGATCCGAGTTGAAGAACCTAGCCCGAACAGCGACAAGCGCAGCCGCAACATCCAACGATCCCGGGGCTCCAGTGTCGGTGGCGACGTAGACATCTACGGTACCGTCTCCTCGCGGGTTGGTGTCGTCGACTCCCGCCTTAGTGATTGACTCAGCCGAAGCGACAGCGATGGCCTCGACCGTCATCGCGATGGTCTCCGTCGCTAGCGTTCCCCACTTCACCGAGTTGCGCAGGCGCAGGGAGTAATCGCTCTCCGTGTCGGAGCCTGCAACCATGAGCGATGAGGCGGTACCGGACACGGCTGGATTGGTGCACGTGACGCCAGCGAAACTGGTAACCATCTGCGTGATGGTGCCAACGGCTCCAACGTTGCCGGCTGCCCCGGGCTCGTCGCACGGCATCGTTACCGTCGTGTAGCCGTTCGATGGAATGTTGACGGTGGTCACGTTACTGAACACGTTGGTACCGTCGGTGACAATTAGCGCCCCGGGAGCAATCGAGTAGGGGCCGGACGTAGCGTTGCAGGTGAACACCACACGGTGTTGCGCAGCCACCGCGGCCCGGCGCTCGTTGTCGTACCTGGAGCGCGAGAAACGAGTCAGCGCCTCTCCGGTTGCCGTCTCGTTGAACTGCCACTCGGCGAGCGTCGCCACGTACTCGGTCAGGCGAGCGTAGGCCGAAGCTACGCACCGGATCATGGTCAGCTGCACACTGCCGCTGATCCACGATGTGGACGAGAACCCAGCCGACGCGAGCCACGCCAGCAGGGTTTCGGTGGCCTCGTCCTCTGTCACCGGAGTCGATAGCTGTGAGTAATTCAGTGCCAAATCAGCCTCCGAGGATGGTTGCGATCACGCCATCGGCGCCGATCGATGCGACGAGCCCGAAGGGGCCGTCTGAAGTCTCTCCGGCGATTCGCACAGAGGCCTCGCCTTCAGTGTCGATCGTCGCGTCTGCTGACACCGACTCCACTCGCTCGTCCCGCGAGCACACCCGCTCGGCTTCCGCGGACATTGCCCACGCGGAAGCGCCGACAGAGTTGATGAAATCCCCGAATCCTCCGCCCCACTCGGGGTCGTACCATAGGTCCCCGTGGCTACCCTGGAGCTCGCGAGCCAGCGACTGCTCCAGGCAGTCGACGCCCGACACCACAGCCAAATCAGGCGTTATATCGTCGATACACGAGAAGTCGGAACCGAGTTCGGCCACTGTGCTAGGCTCCTAGGATGGACATTCGAGCGGTTGTGTTCGTGGCGGCGCTGTCGGCTTGCGCCGCAGGCGCGTCGCGCGTGGAAGAGGGTGTCGCTTCCGGAAACGCTGGCGCTTCGGGGGCCATCGACCCACCAACCAGTGGACGGGGCGGAGCCCCGGAGGTGCAAGCGGACCACCAGGGTGGAGCGCATGATTCGCCCGTGGCCACCGGAGGCAAAGTAGTCGCTCCCGCGGTGGAAACCGGTGGAGTTGACGCTGCAGGTGGACACTCGGAATCCGGTGGTGCGCCACCCGCGAGCCGGGGCGGAGTCTCTGGCGATTCCTCCGATGATGTGTCTGGTGCGGCTGGTGCCGGATGCTCCGGGCCTACACAGCTTGACTGCGGACCCGATGTCGGGTGTGTATCCTCGTCGTGGGTTCGCTGCGGATCCTGCCTGTCCTCGTGTCTTGAATACTGGTCAGAATTCTCCCCGGTGGAGTGCGTCTACTGGTTTGGGGAGTCGTCGGAGGAGTTGTTTGTCGAGCACGGAGAGATCGGGTGCGCCGGGAGGGGATTCTGCGGAGAACATCCCGCCGACTGCCGCGTTCTTGGGTGAATCACTCGCCGAGAAGGAATTGCAGCGAGGACCAAGCGGTGCCGTTGCCGGCGACCAAAAAGACCCCGTCGACGTTGGAGTCGCCAGGAAGCCCAGGGACCCCCCCGGGCACGGCCTCCGAAGCGGGCCCGCTCCACCGGTACAGATGCACCCCGGCGGAAAGCGCCCCGCCGAGCTCGAGCGCAAAGCTAGCCTGTGCCTGAAGCGCTGCCAATGTGTCCTGGATCTCAATTATCACATCCGCGATCGCCGCGGCGCTGATGGTTACGCTCGGGAACCCTCCGCTGATTGCTGCCACTATCTGCGCCAGAGCCGCTGCCGACAGCGGAGGCATGTTGACGCTGGCAGACACGAGCGCCGCCAGCCTAGCATTCAGGTCGGGAATCGGGATGTTGACGCTGGCAGACAGGTTGGCTTGAGCGGTCGCGACAGCCGGAAACGCGGATCCGAGCGTCATGCCGCCGATGCGCGAGAAGGTCACCCGACCGCCTTCGTGTTTCCGGACATGATGATTCCATCGATCGGAAGCACTATCCCAAGAGCGATCATCTGTTCGTTTGGGTAGACGCGAACAAAGTCACCAACCCGAGCGAAAGACCTGGTGCCTCCGTCAAATGATACTCGGGTCACGTTGGCGCCGTCATCCCAGAGGGCGGCGAAGGGTAGCGACGGGTCTCCGGAGTCGAAACCCACGCGCACGCGGGACCCTGCCGCGACGGTCGCCTTGAAGCCGGGCACCCCGGTCCTGAGCGGAACCTTGTCGAGCCCTCCGGGCCCGGAAACCCTCGAGTCATCGAGCTTTACGGCTAGGCTGCCGTCCGAGTGCTGGGCCTTCACGGTCCCCGGGTAGATCCTTGAGTAGTCGATCTCGGTTCTCACCGCAGCCAGGAACCGGTCAAGTGCCCCTCCTGGAGCGTTGAGCCAACCCTCGGTGCGTAGCGCCCGGTCCTCTACCGTGTGCACCACGTACTGCATCCGGACCCCGCCCAGCGTTTGCCCGGGGCGAAGCGTGGGAGCGTCAGGCGCGATGAGCGCCGACCCAGCCCCCCAGTCCTCATCGAGCAGCCTGTGCTCGTCTGAGTACTCGTCCCAGGTCGGAATCCCTACCCAGACAGTTCCGTCCGGGAGAACCCTCCACGTAGAGCCCACCCAGTCGCAGAGGCGCTGGATAGCCCTCGACGCCGGGCCAGCGGAGCGACCCCAGCTGTCCAGGCGCGTTGCCAGCGCAACCGGGTCGGAGTCTGCCGAAAGCGTCTCTCCGGCCTCACCAAGGGCTGCCAGCAGGACCGTGCGCGCCGTTGCCCCAACGTAGTGGGCAGCAGGCAGCTCAGTGGAGAGCCTTCCGGCTCCTCCGACAAGCTTCGTGCGAGTGACCCCGCCCAGGCTCGACGAGCGCACGGAAGACCCGACGAAGGTCTCCCCGTAGAGCTCCAGCGACGCAGGCGCCCCGTCTGCCAGCGGCTCCCCGCCTGACTCGACGTCGGCATGCCACACGCCTACGAGCGGCATTGACAGCTTAACCCTTCGGGCTTCGAGTCCGTTCAGTGTGGCGGTCATCCGAAGGTGTTGACCTCGATGGGTGGGCGCTCAGAGCCGTGTGGAGTCGGCGCCGCCTGGCGCTTGACGGTCGCAGAAACCTTCGCGAGCTTGGTTTTAGCGGTCCACTCGCGCGCCGAGATGGTCACGATCATCCCAGAAACCGGGCTCGGGTCACCCTCTTCCACCGATTCGACGTAGACCGTGTTAACCCCAGCTCGGGTGGTCTTGGGGTGCAAGATTGGTCCAGGGCTTCGGGTGCCGGCGAGCTTCGGGTCGATCTTCTGGCGCAGCGTTTGCCACGCCGCGTCTTGCTCGGCGGTCCAAATGCGGAATTTCACGACGACCGTCGAGAGCAGATAGCCGGTATCCTTGAGGACGACTCCGTCTTTGCCAGGGCTCCGCTGCTCGTCCAGCCCGCGCTTGTTTGGGCAGTCGAGGCTCACCACGACACCCGGCAAGAGCTCACCGTGCAGCCAGCAAAAATCCCATGCGTGGGCGTCCAGCGAGTCGTCGCACCAGAACGGGGTGGCCGTCACGTGCCGGTCTCCAGCGAGGCGTCTTCGAGCTCGCCAGCGAGCGCCCCGCGCAGCCCGCGCGCCGCACCGCGCCCCCAGGCCTCTCCGTCGGACTTGGTTCCGCCAGGAGGCGCCTGGACTGTGAGCGTGATGTTGACGACCTTCCCGCCGCCTCCGCCTCCAGTGGCAGCCCCGCGAAGCGCTGGCATCGGAACCCCGGGCATCCCGGTGTCGTTCGCCGCATCGCGGAAGCGTCCGACGTAGCCTTCGACGGACAGGTCGGCAAGGTCTTGGAATTTGCGCGACGGGCTATGGGCGTCAATCCCTTCTGGGCCACGGAAAGCGTCGACTACAGACCGAGCGAGTCCGGCTGCGGCATCGATCACGGCGCCTATCCCTCCGGCGATGCCGTCAAGGATCCCCTGGATCAGGTCCCCAACGGCTCCGAATGATAGGGCTCGCCACTTGGCGCCGAGGTTTTCCAGCCAATCGTCAACCGCGAAGATCACGGCCCCGATTGCAGACAGAATTCCGTTCCAAGCCCAGATTCCTCCCTGAACCACGTTTGCTGCAACGATCATGGCGGCAACCATCTCTCCACCGAACACGCCTGCTGCAGCCATGGCTAGCGCCGTCAGTTGGCCCAGTGTTGTGCCGAGCGTCTTGAGCGTCGAGTTCCAGCCGGTTCCGGATCCCGAGAATTGAGCCAAGGCTGGGCCGATTGCGCGCATGGCATCAGCGAAACCAGACCCAAAGCTGGAAACGAATTTCTCGATCCCCGGGATGGCTCGATCGATCCACTTCGATACCGACTCGATCCCTGCCGAGATCAGCGCAACAGTGCGGTCGGCTCCCTTCCCGGTTACCATCGCGTTCAGCTTCTTCGAGATCGACCCGAAAGCCTTCACGAATCCGGCACCAGACGACTCACCGATTCGAAGCCAGACGTTTTCCGTGTTGGTTTTGATTGTGTCCCACATACCGGAGAGCGTCGACGCCTTGATCTTCCCACGAGCCGCGCCGAACTCGGTCTGCCCAGTGGTCTGAAGCACCGCCGCCCCGACAGCGTTCAAGACGTCCTTAGCCGCGAGTTTCCCGGCCTCCTTCATCTTGATCAGCTCCTGCGTGGTCTTCCCGAGCTTCGCCCCGAGCGCCCCGTAGATCTTGCTCGATGAGATGCCGGCCTCCACGAGCATGTTGAGTTCGTCGCCCTGCAAGTACCCCGTGGCCTTGATCTTGCCCATCGCGTCGAACACGCTCTGGACCTTCTCGGCGCTTGATCCGACGGCGGTCATGTCGGCGCCCATTCGCAGCAGCGCGTCCGTCTCGGGAACAGCGAACCCCTTCGCCAGCAGACTTTGGGCGTTCAGCACCGACGTCTTGATGCCCATGCCCATGTCGAGGGCGGTACGCCTGAACTTCTCGAACGCAGCGTTGCCAGTCTCGACGCTGCCCGTCATCATCTCCAGGGCCTTGCGGGACTTCTGCGAGAAATCCGTCATACCCACTGCTGTGGCGCCGATCTTGGCAGCGGCCGCGCCAGCGAGAACCCCTGCGAAGAGCACCGCATTCTTCGAGTATTCGAGCAGCTTGCTGCTCGCCGCGCTCAGAGCCTTCGGAATCGCCTTGCGGATCGCTTTCCCCGCGCGGTTGAACGCCGAAACCATCGATTCACCGAAGGCCTTGCGAACCCTCAGCGACGCGACGTAGGCGATCGTGCTCACGTAGGCGAAAGTCTGGGAAGCTGACGCTCGGATTGCAGCGAAGTGACCCACGACGCTGGCACGCGCAGCCCCATAAGCGGCTGAGATAGCCGATGCCGCGCGCGTTCCTGAGCCAGTCCCGAACAGCGCTCGACCGGCGGACACCGCGAGGCCACCAGCTGTCGAAGCAGCGCCAGAAGCGCGCCCAGCAAGCGACGACGCTGCCCCGGCGACCGAAGCACCAGCTCCCCTTGCGGAGCGCACAATCATCGACTCAGCGAGCCTACGTCGAATCAGTTGCGAGGATGCGTAGGCAGCCGTGTTGACGTAGGCAAAGGCGCTCCTAGCGTTCGCCCGAAGCGCCTGAAACCCTCGCGCTACAATACTCCCCCCGAACGCCTGCCGAAGCCTGAGCGCCGTGGCGTAGGCAGCTGTATCTATGTAGGCGAAAGCTGCTCGAGCAGAGCGCCCGATTGCAGCCATGGCTCCGCCCCGAGCGCCGATCTGCTCCATGCGCCGCTGAATGCGAGCCAGAGCAGACTCAGCGCGCTTGGCTGGCGCCGACATGGCATCGATCAGCTCGATTTCCCAGCTAGTCTTGACGTCAGCCACTACTCACCCGTGCCATGCTCTTCGCTAACTCGACGATCGCCGCCTGGTACTCACATTCCATCGCCGCCCCGATCCACGCTGCATCGGAGTCCTCGCAACGCCGGTAGGCCATCAGCGCACGTGCTCCGAACCAGACGTCGGAGCGCGCACGCTTCAAGCTTCCCCCAGCTCCTCGAGCCCTCCGTCAGCGATGTCGCGAGCATCCCATGCCAGAGTGTCAGCTAGGCAGGGGAATTCGTCGAGCAGGGCTGGCCCCTGTGGTCCAGTGGGGTGGATGACGACCGAGCGCGCTAGCTCATCAGCTGCAATCGCCTCAGCCTTCGAGCGCCGCCGCCCCTTCTGCCCGATCTTGTCGTGGAACCTGGCCTGCTCGGCGAGTGTCCACGGGCGAATCGCCACTCGGCGCCCGTCGCGCAGTGAGTAGCATCGCCACCCGTCTGGGCTTCGAGTGTCGAGGTCTGGCGCAAGTTCTCCTACCTCGCTGGGGGTGAGCTGACAGGATCCACCCTCGGCTAGGTCCCAGGCGAAGTCGGCTAGCTTCTCGCGGAGGGTCGGGTACCGCTTCAGGACAGCTTGACGCTCCGAAAGATCGGCAGGAAGAACCATCGCCGAAAGCGCCAGCTGGGCCTGCCAGGTCGCAGCGTTCTGCGACCCGGCCATCCTCTCGAGCGCCGCGGTGCGCTCCTCGGCGGTGCACTTGCGCACCGCCCCGATCGTGCCGTCCTTGAGACGGAACGGCTTGATCGCCCCGTGTTCCGCGCGAAGCGCGTCCAGTGTGCTGTTTTCGACCTGAACCATGATGCCTCCAAATCAGGGCTCATTGCCCTGCGAATCCGCTCAGATACCGAAGCTAGCTCCGACGCCCACTCCGACGCCAACGCCAGACGAAGCAGAACCGCCCTCGCCAGCTCGGCCGTTTGCAGGGCTAACCCCTGCCATGATGCACTTCCGGGTGCGTAGGGTGAGCGACACCTCGAGCCCGGATGCTCCATGGGAATGGCTGTGCGCGTCGTCCTTGATTCGGCACTCGTACAGCTGATCCACGATCATCGGTTGCCCCGTGTACCCATAGGACACGGAGATCGGAAACCGCTTGAACATGTAGCCCGGACCGAGACCGCCAATCAGCGCTCGGTAGTCGCTCTCGAGCACCGTGAGCTTCACCTCTTTGGGTTCGAGCTGGCCGTCGGTGTAGTCGAGCGGTTCGCGCCCGGCGCCTTTGACGTACTCGTCCTCGACCGAGTTTCCGTACTCGATCGAGCGAAGGCCGGGCAGAACAATGCCGCTGACACCCGCCTCTAGGCAGCCCCAGTCATAGGGAACACAATTGACCGTTACGCCTGGCATGTTACGCGCTCCTCGCTAATCCGATGGTGATGTTGACATAGAAAGCGTCGCCAAGCGGGACGCCTGAACAGGACCCCTGGAGCGTGTTCGTGCTTAGGAAGTCGTTGGTCTGGTCGGTGGCGAATGTGACCCCGCTCACGTGACCAATCGTCCCGCGGTCTGTGGTGCCGTTTTCGAGCAGCCTGTCGAGCTGCTCATTGATTTCGGTGTCAATGAGTGCCGCCTCTTCGGAGGCGACATGACCACTGCCGTCGCGGGCCACTCGCAGCGTCGAGTTGACGTACGGCATCAGCCCATCGCGGCAAATCTTGGACATTTCATCCACGACTCTCCCGCGCTGAAGGGTGGTGTAGTCGCTTCCGTCCGCCGAGAACGTGAATGCGTTGCTCGGGAGGACCGTCTTCCCCTTCCCGGGGTACGTGCGGGGTCCGATCAGCTTCAGCGGAGTGAGGACCTCGCCGTCGGCGAAATCGTCCTCTTCTGGAAGCCCAATCCGAAGTAGACCCTTATCGTTCTTGAGTCCGACCCATGCCGGATTCGTTGAGAATTTTACCTTGGCCGCCCGGCGAGCGAACTCTGCCAGGTACGGCATGAGCGGTACCTTGTACGCGACGGAACCAGTTCCGAGTCGGATCGGCACGCGGCCGTGGACCACGTGCAGGTAAGACGACGTTGCTCCGCTCGCCCAGGCCGTTGCGGCCGCAGAACGCGCCTCGGCGCCAGCGTCAATCAGCGCTCGGCTGTAGCGCCCAGTGTCCTCGAGATCGGCGTGAAGGGCTGCCACAGCGGCGCCCATGGTTGCTGCTCCGGCGCATGTGGCGATTCTGGCGCACCACACGACGCACCCCCATTCGCGGTCCGAAGCCAGGGCCACAGCGAAAGCCTCTTCCAGATTCGCCACCGTGGGGCACGCCGGAACGCAGGTGAAGGAGTAGGTCTCCGACACAACGTAGGTGCCAGCGGCGAACGTGGCCGTGATGCCACTGGAGCCGAGAAGGTAGGTCCCACCGGTTGGAATCGTGAGGACCCCGCTCAGTGTGCGCCCGCCATCGAGAGTGTACTGGAACCGACCAGTTCCAAGCGCTCCGCCTAGGCGGATATAGATCACGCACACCACTGGATAGATGGCGGTTCCTGCGACCGTCACGGTCGCGCCCGTTCCGGAAGCGGTCACCGCCCCATTGCTAGCTGCCGTCGCTGCGGCTGAAGTCAGAATATCGACCTGACCGCCGTCAACGTCGAGCTTGTGGCAGACCGCGTCAATGCCCCACCCGGAGCCAATGGCACGAGCCGCAGTCGACGAGGCGATTCCCTCGTGTAGCGTGTTGACCGTCGCCCCTGCGGCGTAGAGCACGTAGAGAAACCGGTTTGGGTCGCTCGACGGAAGCCCGAGGCCCCCATCGGTGCGAGTCGCGGTGAATCCTGATAGAGTCACTTGGATCCCTCATTCGTTGCGCGCCGAGCAGCGCGAGCCCGAAGGGCAAGCGGAGATTCGGCGGGTTGGTGGATGGCTCCCTTGCCGGTCGCTTCGAGCGCCGCCAAGTAGTCTGCCTTGTTGATCCGCAGAGGATCGGTGGTGTGCTGAGCGTGCTCACCCCACCCGTGCGCCTGATAGGCGGCTAGGTGTCGAGCGGAGAACCCAGCGGTTCCCTGGTGCGACTCCCCGAGCCCGCGAAGTTTGCGCGCCTTGGTGTGGCCACACTCGGCCGCCCACTGCTCTGGATTCTGAAGGGTTTGGCATTGAATCTGAGCCGGTTCAGTCGGCTCTCGCTCTTTTCGATCACTCATTGGTGAGCTCCGTGGTGAATTGGGTATGGCGCACCACAGCCGTCGGCTGCGCTCCGCTGAATTTCGGGACGGGAAGCGCAACGACTATCGACCCCTGCAGAGCTGCCCCGTCTCTCGAGTAGCCGGGCTCATCTTCCGTTAGCCAACGGAACCCGCCGGGGGTTACCCCGTTTGCCATCGATGATTTGTCGCGAAAAGCCCGAAGGATTGCGTTCTTGATCCGGCGAGCGTCTTCCTCGTCGCGCCCAAGGATCCGCAGGATCAGCTCCTGCGCCTCGGTGTAGATGCTAGGGGACATGCCCCCAATGGAATCCGGTGGACTGTGGGAGATCGCTCCGTAGCGGACAAACACCGCCGGAGCGGCTGAGAATGACGCCCAGTGACGTCCGCCGACATGGCTCGCGAAAGGCTCCTCGCACGCGCCCATCAGGGTCAACGCTGAGTCAATGAGTGCCCGAGCCGCGTCAGTCACTGGTCACCGTCCGAGAACGCACGGCGGATGATCGCCATGATGTTCAGGGAGCGCTTGATTCCCGCGATCTTGGCTGTGATCATGCTCATCCCGCCTCCGCCTCCGGATCCAGCGGTCATCTTGGCGGCGAACAGTGAGATCGACTCTTCTTCCGCCTCCATTAGCTGGTCTCGCCACTTGGATGGGATGCCCATCCCGGATGTTGGTAGCATCCTGCGAGCCGGGATTTTCAGGCGGTAGGTTGACCCCTTTCGGGTGACCTCGCCGTCGAATCCGTTCTGGTGCGTCGTGGCGTACCGCACCGATGGGCTGAGTCGGAACGACCCGCGCCCGTTGCTCTCGAGCTTCCACCCGAGCCGTAGGTTCGAGCTTTCGCCGTGCAGCACCTTGCGCCCGTCGTCGACCTGCTTCTCTTGCCACTTCTGGCCGTATGGGTCAGTTTCTTGCCGGAATCCCTCGCGGACCAGATCTATAGCCTCTTTGCCCATCGCACTCGATAGTGCCTGCATCAGCTCCGGTGTGCTGTGCAGCAGAGCCATCATCTGCGATGTGGTGCCGTCGGTGCGAACGCGAACGTTCACCAGCCCCTCATGGGTTGGCTAGTGACTCGCGCTCCGCTGGGGCCGCTACCGCTCGCACCCGGCGTAGGGGATGAGTCGACGATTCCCGGTGGGCTGATGACTCCGCCACCAACGCCCTTGAGCCAAGCAATGGCTCTGGTGTAGGCGGCCATGATAACGTCATCTTGCCCGGACGGCTGCCACCCGGAGGCGTCCAGGAAGGACACGATCGCCAGCTTGGCGACGTGCAGCCGGAGCGCGTCGCCCCAGCTGACCAGCGGCATCGAGTACCGGTTCGCCAGGTACCCTTCGGCCTCATCTGTGGCGGCCAGACATGCGTCCGTCTGGCTCTCCACCGTGGTCTCGAGCTCCTCAAGCACAACGCTAGGTAGCCCGAACCGGGGAAGGTCTGCCGGGGTGCAGTAGAGCTGGTGGGCGATGGCTGTCACCCCAGCTACGACGCCGGATGTGCCAGAGTCCAGCGCCCACAACGCCCGAACGAACCCCTTCAGACCCCCGGCGGTCAGCCCGTAGTCACCCGCAGCGTTGGCGCGCAGACGTGCTACCACAGACCAGTTGTCTACCCCGCTGGAGCTCGTCTCGATGTGGATCGACAGCCCGCCAGCTGTAATCGCGGTCAGCCTCAACGTCACCCGCGCGCAGGCGCGCCCAGATGTGACGTCGAACGGATCCCCTGCTCCGTCGACGTAGATCGACGACTCGGGCAGCAGGGTGATGGCTAGCGGGCTTGCCATGGATTAGGCGATCGATCGGGAGATCAAGAACCAGGGTCCGTAACCCGCGTTGCCTCGGGCATCGACGCCGTAGAGGAACTGGCGAGCGTGGAACACGTTGTCGTCCGTCAGCGCGTCCTTCGCGACGAAAAACGGGCCCTTGCGACGCTGGAACACCAGACCCTTGATTGGGCGCGTGGTGTCCGCCAGATACCACGTGGTAGCAGCGTTCGACAGTTCGGGGATCACCAGCACATTCGCCTGGTTTCTCTGAACGTTCGTGGCTCCGGACGATCCGTACTCAGCCACGACGATCACGCGCGCTTCATCCTCAAGCTGAGGAGGGACGATCAGAAGGTTCGGGCGAACCCCAATCGGTCTGCCGCCTTCTCCGGTGTAGGCCATCATCGCAGCCCGAGCCGCAGCGAAGTTGGTACCAGTGAGAGCCGAACCCGTGAAGTTGTTCGACTGATTCCCGGCCGGATTCAGTGGGTGGGTAGCCGCAAAGTGAGCGACCCCATCGAAGCCGATTCCGGTTGTGCCAGCCTGGAGCACCGTAGTGAGGATCGAGTCCGGCCACTTCGCGGACACGTCGCCCATGTTGCTCATGAGCGGGTTGTAGATGCCCAGCTGGTCGTCTTCGATCTTGTCTCGATCGACTCCGATGGTCAGCTCGAACGGCTTGTTCTTGAGCGTGTAACTGTGCTCGCTCAGGTTCTGGAGGATCCTCGGACCGAGCCACTCCCTCATTTGGGGAATCTGGGCCATCCACCCGTAGTCGTTCTCCGAAGTCGACGACGGAACAACCGTCGAGATCTGCTCGTAGAACGTGGTGGCACCAGCGTAGGCGGATTGATAGAGCGCACTGAACCCGACGCGCAGCGCGTCGAGCGATGTCTTGGTAATCAGCATCGTTTGACTCCATGCAGAGAGCAAACCCGTGCGCTCTTCGGTCGGCTTTCGCGGACCGGAAACGCCAAGCGGCTCCCCTATGTTAGGTCTGTATTAGAGAGGGTTGACCGACACCCAGACGCCAGACGCATCCACGTCCACGATCTTGCCGGCAACGCTACGGGCCGCCGATCCGTTGGTCAGCGCAACCGTTTGGTCGTCGACCATGTAGCAATTCGCGCCGATGTCATCTTGCGCGATGGCATCAGAGCTGCCGCTGTTGTCGTAGCGGAACACGCCGGACCTGCACGGCGGATAGTAGACCTCGCTCGCGTCGACCGACTTGTATTCCTCGCATCGACCGATTGCGATGCCAGTAGTGGATGCAGCGGCAGGCTTGATCCGCTGATCGTTCGTGTCGAACATCAGCAGCGCGCCAGCGTAGAAGATGTCGCTCTGAACTGCCCGATAGCGCCCCATGGGCTGAGCGAACGCAGAGTCCATCTCAAGAGTATTGCGATTGTCTATCAGTACAGCCATTACGCCACCCGACCTTCCTGCTCGGCCTTGATGCGCTCGAGCATTTTCGCCTCGGTGATACCGAGAGCCGCGGCCACCGCCTTGTGCTCAGCGGACAGCGTGAGTGTTTGCTCCGTCGGAGCGTGCGTGGGGCCTGCGCCAGCAATGACGGCAGCGCCGCCCTCGTAGGTGGCAGCCAGCTCGACCAGTTCATCGACGGTCTTGCAGGCCTTGCGCGCGAATGCGTGCATCCCGGGTGGCAGCTTGCCAGCAGTGGACAGCTCGACGATCTTCGCGTCGATGGTTTGGGCGAGCTTCAGCGCCTCGTGGTCAGCAGTGAGCTTGACCAGCTTGGCCGAGTCGGTCTTCCAGGTTTCGATCTTGCTGAATGCCTCGACCAAGGAATCGGCTCCGGACGCCGCGAGGAAGGACTGCTCGAAGGCGCTGAGTCGCAGCGCCCGGGACAGTCCCTCGGCCTCAATCTTGACGCCCAGAGCCTTGAGAATCTCTTCTAGCATCGGGTTTCCCTCATGTGTGATCACCGGATCGGTATGATCCGTGATGTCAGCGACCAGAGGTTTCTGACCCCGTGTCGCAGGAATGTTGGTGAGCGCGAAATTGACCACACCGGTCAGCTCGCGCGTTTTCTGGTCAATCGAGACGGCCGGCGAGAAGAACCGGAACTTGCGCGAGGCAAGCAACTCGGCTCCCTCTGGTGTCCAATCGATGTCGCTCGCGTAAACCCCGTCTTCGCGAGCGTCGAGCCTCCACCAGGCCACGCTTGCGTGGCTCTGTGGGGGCGAGAACGGGTTCAGCATCCCGTGGGCGATGTCGGTCGGAAGCAGGTCCCTGCCGTCTGTTTCGGCTGCCAGCTTCACAACTTCCCGGGCGTGCGCGTTGTACACGACATCGCCCTTTTGGGTCTTCGTGCGGCCCAGACCGAATAGCTTAATTTCCCTCGGAGGCCCACCGCTTGCGTCGAGTGCCACCGACAGGTGGAGAGCGATGAGCCCGCCGGGTAGGTCCGTGGCGTGCGCGAGGTTCACTTGCGCAGCTCCTCGACCACTCGAGTCCTGGCTGAGTCAACGGTCCACGAGTCCACGGCGCCGCCGAAGGTCTCACTGGCAAGCGTCTTGACGCGCTTCTCCGTGGCCTCACGGTGCTTCGACTCGACCGAACCAGACGCCAGTTTGCTGACCAGCATCTGAATCAGGGTGACGTTAGTCAGGTTCCTGACCGGCAATGGGCTAGGTTGAGCTTGGGGCTCCGCCGCGCGCCCGGGTTGGGGCTTTTGGGGTTGCTGCATAATATTGCTCCGCGCAAGTGGCGCCGATTCCCTGTGCGCCTGGGTCAGCGGCTCGCAGGCTGCGAGCTGTGGTGGCCATCGCGTCGGCCGGGTGGTAGTGATCCAAGATGGCAAAAGAGATGCAACTCGACGGGAAGCCAATCACAGCCACAGAAGTCGAGAAACTGAGCGAGTACGATCGCCAACGAGTCGCCGTGATGGGAGAGCTCGGGTGGTATCGACCGTACCGGTTCTGCGCCCCGCTCGATGACGAGCCAAGGCTAGGGTTCCGCCCCAGTATCTAGTCGAGCTCCTCGAGCTCCATGATCCAGTTTTCCTCGAACTCACCGTCAGCTAGCTGACGCCCAGCCTGGTGATTGGTTCTCGTTCTGCGGACGACTTTCCATTTCGTGTTGCCGTGCATCAGGAGCTCAACTTCTTGCTCGAAGTCAGAAACGGCGCACATTGGGACCGCCTTCGTCTTGCGCTTCGAGAATTTGAAGACGACAGAGTGACCTAGGTGCGGCTCCTTAGCCGTAATCGACGGCTCTGCAAAGCCTTTGGCGATCGAGTACATCGCAGAAGATGAGCTTGGTTTACCCTGCAAATCCACTTCATCGTGTCCGAGGAATCGGTGCAACGTCTCGGTACTAAGGTCGCTGATACCTCTATAAGAGTCGGCAATCGCCCCGTCTGGGCTCGCCCAGAACGCTCGCTCGAGGTCCGTCGCGTACTGCATTGCGTCCCGGCAATGCTCCATGGAGTACTCCATGGTTTCGGCTTTCCCGGCCCTATTCATCGCAGCGTTGCGGCGCTTAACGATCTGCTGGAACGAGTACTTTCCGCTCGAAATATCACGGATCGTGGCGTCAGATCCGTTGGAGAAGTTGAACACAGCTTGAATAGCCGAGTCATCGAAAGCCCCGGATTCTTTGAACGCTACCCGCGCTTCCCTGCGGTAGGTTTGAACTTCATCGACCTGAGCTCTAGATAGCCCCCAGTAACCTCGCTCGCGCTCCGCAACCACGGATTCATCGGTGATTGGCGTGGACTTTCGCAAGGCAATCGCCTTGTGCCTGACCGCCGCCTCGTTTATCGGGTCATCCAGCAGATCCGGAACGATCCGATCGATCTTAATCTCTGCCTTGGTCGTGGGTTTCGGTCGCGGGAGTGGAGCCGGTTCGACCGGATGCGACTCCATGCGCGCCCTGCGCATGAGATCAGCCTTGGCGCGCGCTGCGGCTTCCTCAGCCTCCGCGCGTTTCGCGGAATCACGAGCCGCCTTCTCAGCGGCGAGCCTTTCGGATTCAGCTTTCGCCGCAGCCTCGGCGGCGGCACGCTCCTCGGTGAGCTTGGCTTCTTCTGCCCTTCTTGCTTCTTCGGCGGCCACCTCTCTGGCGGCTTGCTCCTCAGCCTCACGGGCAGCCGTTGCAGCCCTCTGCGCCTCAGCCTCTGCGGCGGCCTGCGCCGCCTTCGCCGCCTTGCGAGCGACAAGAGCCGCCCTTGCAGCCTCCTGCTCGCGCTCGATGGCCGCGGCCTGCTCCTTGAGTCGCTGCGCTCGCTGCTCCCTAAGGAGAGCGTCTGCCAATGGGTCCGGTGCCTGCGCCTCGGCTTCAACCTTCGCGCCGAGTTGACCAATCAGGTCGGCATCGCGCCCGTTACCATCGGGCATCCAGGGGCGCGAAAGCGCCGGGCTGAGCCCGAATCCTTCCTGAGCCTCGGCCTTGATCGGCTCCTGAGACACTCCGCCGCGCCGCTCGGCCTCCGAAGCACGGATGCAGCGGAAACCGCTCTGGCAACCGTGGTGGTTCGGCGGATAAACAACATCCACCCGAGGGTCATCGGCGCGGAAAATCTTCCCGTCGAGCTCGGTGCAAATCTCGCTTGGGCAAGGGGTCGGGCGGACGGCGTCAAACAGCCAGTAGGGCCGGCGTGCCATCACCTCCGGGTCGCGCATCTGCTGGTAGCGCCCAGCGTTCAGCGCGGCAGTCGTGGCGTTTCGGTAGATCAGCCTGATTCTGTGCGGGGGCTCGACTCCGCCCCACGCCTTCAGTAGCTTCGGACGGACCTGCTTCCTGAACTCCTCGAATCCAAGCCCCTGGTCGCTGGCCGCCCGAAGCTCAGTGAACACGTCATTGACGACGTCAAGTTGCGCGGCGCCAGCGACCCAAAACGCTCGAGCTCTCGCATCTGCCGGTATTTCGCGCCTGGTACCCTCATCGACGACAGTGCGCGCAAGCAGCCAGTCCGCGGATTCGTCGAACCGCTGGTGCTCCGCAGTAGCCGCCCACATCACACGTCTTGGAGTACCGCTGCCCTGCCGGCTAGGTTGCTCAGAATGATCGCCTTCTGCGTCAATTCCGCGAGCTTCGCTAGGCTCATTCCCGAGTAGGCGCCGCGCAGTCGAAGTGCCAGCTCGTCGTAGTCCTTCGAGTCGTCGATGAGCTTCAAAACCGTGGCCAGATCGTCGGCCAGAAGCGCATGGGCTCCGCCTGCGTAGTCGTCGGCGATTCGCGAAGCGAACTCATGTCCCTCGATGAATCCCCTGGCCTTCGCCGCTGAGTCTCCGGAGGAGAGGGTCACCGACTCGTCCTCTTCTGGTTTTTTCGGATCCTGTGGATCCTCCGGCTCTGCGCCTTCCTCTGGTTTCTCTGGGTCTTCAGACGGCGGCGCCGGAATCGCTGGTTTTTCCTTGCGCACCAAGTTAAGACCGTAGATTTCAGCAAGCTCGTCGACGTTCGAGACCTCGTAGCCTGCGGTATCTACCGCGGCCAAAGCCTTCCCGAATCCCTCGGTGGCCGCCGCAAGTTTCACCAGATCCGCCCCGCCCTCGGTCTTCCATTTCGGCCACGGGACGTCTTCTTGCTTCGCCGCGTAGTTCAGTGCGCACACGGGCCACGCGAACTGAGTTCGGAGTACCGTGGACAGCTTCTGCGCGTCTCCGCAGGCCTTCCCGGTGAGACCGGAATCGTGGGTCTCGGCGGCGGAGCGTGCGCCTTGGTCGACGACCTCAGTCCCAAGGTTTCCGCCAAGGAAATGCACCTGGATCTTGCGGTCTGCGCGCTCCAGAAACTTCTGAAACGACCCAGACGACAGGTCCTTGGCCTCGAGCAGCTCAAGGTCAAAACCTAGCTTCTCGTCGACTCCGAGCCCCTGGGGTAACTGAGCCGTGACCTCGGAGCCCAGCTCTCGGATATCGTCCCAGAATGCGTCCTTGTCCTCGTTGTCAGCGACAACCGGGATCTTGGCCTTGACGATCGGCAGCCCGTGCCGTTCGTTGTACCGATTCCAGTCGCGGAAACAGAGGTTTTTGCCGAGCCACTGGAGCCCCATCGGGCGAACGCTTCCGCGCATCCAGCCGCGGGGCCCCTGCTCGAACAGGATGAACTTTCCGTTGCCTGGCTCAACTACCTGGAGCCCTTCCCTGGCCTGGTAGACGTACCTGGATAGTGTTTCGTCGAACCGGCAGAAATGCATCGGGAGAGCGCGAATCCTGGGGGTCCATCGATTCGCGCCAGTGGTCCAGTCGACGGTCAGGAGCCCGGCCCCAAGCATGCGCCTCCAGCGCCACGCCTCCGCCAAATCCTCCTCGGGGCACCACTCAAACCAGTACTTTTCGAGTTCCTCGACAAGCTTCGCGCTTGCTGGTACTGGCGCCTTGGTAGCGCGCTTCGAGCCAGAGCGGCGAGTCCTTCGCGTCACGGCCTGGAGCTCGAACTCCGCACCGATCACGGAGTCGACGCGCTTCTCGAGGCACCCCGGAATCTCGTCGTCCTCGCCCATGGCATCGACGAGCTTCGCGCTCTGGGAGAAGTCGCCCATCGCGTGCGAAGCTAGCGCCGCTCGCACCTGCGCAACGGTCCACGTCGGCTGGATCCCGGGGGTCCAGCTCGTGATCACCACGCGCAGTGATTGGCGCTGTATTTCAGACGGCGATGGCATGTTGTGTCAGTGACTGCAGCGCTGATTCTCGCGCGGAAAGCTCGATATCGGAGGAGCCCGGGAACGCATCGCGGCTGACGGCGCACCGGCAGCAGTAGACATGGTGTCGTCCTCGCCTATCTGGCTCGGTTGTGATCCACCCAAACTCAACAGGCTGGATCACCGATCGGCACGACCGATTGCGGCATCGCGTCGTTTCTGCCAGCCGTTGCCAACCCGTCATCTATCAGACCTCAGTCCGCTACGACCGCGCTCGTAGGCGCCTTTCACGGCAGCTGTGTGCAGCCTCGCGAAAGCGTTTCCTAGCGCGTCAACATCATCGTCGTGCTCCTTGCCGGAGCCAGTGAAGTTCGAGACCGTGTCAAGGAACGGCGTCAACCAGACCTCGCACTCTGGGAAATGCTCCTCGTCGGGAACCAGCACGTGCCCAGAGTTCCAAGCTGCTGCCACATCGGTGGCTGAGACGAGCTTGTCACCAGGCGGGTGCGTGACATCGATCGGTAGCCCGCGTGCTCGGAGGAACTGCGCTGAACCCTTCTCGGTGCCGGAGGCTCTCCAGTGCATCCTGTACTGCGGGTGCTGGACGTGGCGCGCCTTGAGAGTGAGAGCGAAATCGGGCGCCTCGACCTGGGCGCGGTCCACCCAAACCACGTAGTACCACGGGTCTGGGTCGCCCTTGCGCATCTCTCGGTAGAGCGTCAGGCAGATCGACCAGTCCCCCTGCGTCTTGGCCGTATAGGCTAGGTCGACGCCATAGACGCCGCGGAATTCGGTTGGGAGCCTCGTGTAATACGTAGGCTCATGGAAGACCTTGCCGCCCTTCGGGCGCGGGCGCCCCTGGTAGAGCGCCGCCCAACTGAATTCACCGACCAGCTTCTGCTTCTGCAGCAGCGATTCCAGTGACCACATAGCCGGGAAAAGTGGCTCTCCGCATGCTCTCCCGTTCGGGTCGTTGTCGTTTTCGGCGATGGCGGGTAGGTTTAGGTACTCCCACCCCTCATCCTTGAGTGTCCCGCTTAGGTCCTGCGGATGCCACCGTGTGGCGAGCAGTAGGATGGACCCAGAGGGGTGCACCCGAGTCTCTACCGCGTCTCGGTAGGCCTCCAGGATCACCTCGCGGCGCCTAGCTGAGTCGGCCTCCTTTCGGTTCTTCAGGGGGTCGTCGATGATCGCCAGGCCGTCTACCGGGTTACCGGTGAGACCACCGTCGATCGACGTGAAGAGGATCTGCCCGCCTCCCGGCAGGAGCATCTCGGAGAGGGTCCCCGAGACGACTACCCCGCATTCAGCCAGCAGGCGCTTGACCTTGCGGGCCACCACACGAGCCCGGTCCTGGCTGTAGGTGATGTAGGCGTGGCGTAGCTTCGGCGCCCTGAGCGCGATCCAGACCAGGCCGTGCAGGGTGCACTCGGTTTTGCCATGCTGGGGCGGGGCCGAGAAAACTACCCGGAGCCCTCCGCCAGCAGCCCTCTCAATCAGATCGATGTAGAGCTCGAAGTGCGTCGGGCGGTGGAGGTTTGGCGAGATTCGACCCATCAGGTCGATGACTCCGCCTCCGGAACTAGCTGGCTCGTCGAATGTTTGCGACGCTGCCAACGGCAGCCACCGGTCTAACTGGCGCTGCATTCGCTCCAGTCTGGCCAGCGAGTCGAACATCTAACATCCTCATGGCCATCGCGGTCTCGGAAAGAATCTTCACCGCGCCGGCTGCAGAGTGCACGGCCTGGGGGTCCCGGCAGTCGAGCCCGTCAGGCCCCATCGCTCTGTCCAGGAACTTCACCCCAGCGGCGAGCGCCCCGCCGATAGCCTTCGCCCACTCGGCGTCCAGCGCGTGCTTTTTGTCAGTGACAGTTTGCCGGATGTCCTGACGCTCTGAAGTGCGGACCTGGGCGGCCCAGCGGTAGAAGCTCCGCTCAGTAAGTCGGAATTCGCGCTGAATCTCGAGCTGACGCTTCTTGCGCTCGGAAGTGTCACCAGTGACCATCCAGGCGACAATCGCCGCGATGATGGCCTCGGTCCTAAGCGCCCTCGTTCCGTGCTCGCCACTCTTGATGGCCATTCGGCCGCTCCCTCGTACCGCCCGAGTCTGGGCCTCGGTTTCAATCGTCGCGTTCGTTCGCTTCGATCGCTCTTGCCGCCTACGCGAGCCCTATATTTGGATCTGCTGCGTTTTGCCGAATCCTGCCGAATCCTGCCTAGGCTTCCTGATCTTCCTCCGACTGCGCGTCTCAGCGTGACTCTGGTTCTTGATTAGTCTTGGCGCGCAGTTCCCGCTCGGCTGCAATCCAAAGCCTATCGCTCTTCAGCCTTGCCCTGGACATCCCCTGAATGCTCTTCTCGGCCGCCGCACGCACCCTTAGATACGGGTTGTCCATCGGAGCCCCTGTTCTTGGGTTGGCGCATACATGCCCGTTCCGTCGGATGTTTTCTTCGGCCTCCCAAAACTGGACGAACGCGCTAGCGTACATCGACACCTGCTCAGAGCTGGCCCTCGGGTTGTCGGTCGCAAGCATCGATTCAGCCTCTGCTCGGCCAATCACTTCGCCCACACCCTCCGGTTGGTGAACAGATCCAGAGTCTCTTGGGGGAACGCTGCGGACACCTTGCTCGCGGCCACCGCTTCTGCGTTGGAGCACGCCATTGGGAGTATCGGCAGCTCTTCTTCGAGCCCTCGAACCAAATCAAACCCGCCATCGGCGCCCTCGGTGAGGTCAAACTGCTCGAACCGCGGGTTGAAATTGAGGTTCATTGAGCCACGAAGAAGCAACTTTCTTCCGTCTTCCGACTCAATGGTGGCCATCTTCGAGTGGTTCACCACGAACCGAACCGACTCGAACCCGAACGACGATTGCCACGTCCGAATCAGACCGGCGTTCTTGTTCCTGGCCCCGTAGTCGATGATCAAGCGAGCAGACTTGACGCGACCGTCGAGTCGCAGCCGGTCCAAGCACTGGATCTCGTAGTCGGCAACCGTCCACGTCCACAACGAGATCACGGACGGCCCTACCTGGTCCAAGCAATGGAGAACCGCGTCAATCATCGACCACTGCCCACGAGTCACCGCGAATAGGTGCATCCCGCGCTCGATCGGCCCGATTGCTGACGCGGCGCACCCAAACGACTCGACAGCTCGCTCGGTCCGCCACTCTACTGAGCCCTTACGCAATGACGACATAAGACATCTTATGGTATCTAACCATTAGAGTCAATAACATTGACGATCAATCGTGCTCCAGCTCTTTCATTGCCTCCGCAGCAGCACGTAGTCCGTCATTCACACGGACCTGGGCGTCCCAGCGACGCGCCTGCCGCCTTTTCTCGGCCTCGTGGCTGTCCCTGAGTTTCCGGTGGCTGTCGCGGAGCGCGCAGAGTCTGGCGTCGATCTCTTCAACTCGGATTCCGAGTCCAGAACCTGGCTCTTCGGACGCCGGCGATCGCAACTCATCTCGTAGAGCCTCGAGCCTGACGCTCCATGACCGGCTACCGTAGCGCAGCAGCACCCCGCGCTTGCCCTCAGAGCGGAGCCTCGCGTCGAGCTTAGTCAGTCGGTCGCGCAGTGTCCTCTCGGGCTCCCCGATCATCCTTGCGGCCTCGGGAATGCCGATCATCGTGTCGATCTCGAGTTTCATGCGTGTACCCAATCCTGTGCCCGCTTCGCCGCCAGCAACTTGCGCACGTCGTCCCACTCTCCGTGGGCACTGGCAGATGCCTGCTCGGCCTCGCGGAGCCACTTTGCTCGCCGGACGGATGCCTCCCTGCTCAGCGACTGGCAGACTCGGCTGAGGTCGTCTTCGATCAGTGGCCGGCGTGATGCTCCACCCCTCTCCGACTCGAGCTCAGCGACTACCCCAGCCAGCTCCCCGAGGGCTCCGAGGATACCAGGCAGCCAGGGCCTCGACCCGTACCGAGCGGCAAGGACCCCTCGAGCTCGCTTGCTGATGGCTGCGTATACTGAGCCGCATCGGCGCGCCCGGCGCACCCCGTCGAGCTGAGCGTCAGTGTGGTTGTCTACCGGGAGCCCGCCTCCCGACGGAATCCCGTACCTGAGCAGGTCGATCATCGTGCCAGACGTACCGCGCTCACCCTGCGCGTAGGCCCCGCAGCGGACGAACCACTCGATCTCAGGATTGTACGCCAGTCCGCTCATAACCCAAACCCCGTCCTTCTCCACATGCCAGTTCTGGCGTCGTGGCGCGCATACCCAAGCGCTTCAGCCGCGGCCATCGCGTTCAGTGAGAACGAAAATCGCGTTGACACAATCACCTTCCGAACACCTCGAAAGAACGCATCCGAAGCCATCGGTGCCTTGAGAACAGCAGCGGCTCGGATTGCGATTGGTCGCCAGAATTCCGTATCCTTCATTGGGTGCATCGAGTTCAGGACGATGCGCGGTTCCCAGACTGGTTCCGGCTTGGGAACTACTTCCACAACAGCGACTTGGACTGGCTTCGGCTCAACTGGCTTCGGCTTCGCTGGTTGCTTCGCTGGCCTACGCACTTTCCGTGGCCCGAACGCCGGGTGCCGGTACGGCGGAGTCGGAGTCTCGCGGTCTCGCTGGGATTGCTGCATGGTCTACCTGAGCAACCCGAACACCCGTCGCATCGTGCGCACCCTGTCGGCGTAGCGATTGCTCGAGCACGATATGATGCCGCCGTGTTGCGCTAGAAACCCTGCAGCCTCAGCGCCTTTGCAGCGCGCGAGCCCGTACCTCCACTGCCTAAGCGAGCACTTTGCCCCGGCGACGTAGCGCTCCTCCAGCGTGGCTGCCTGGTGAGCCTCACGGCAATGCGCCTGCCATGGTCCTGAGGCGCGTCCCTGGTCACACTGGGCGCCGACTGGTCCGTCCTGGCAGCGCTCCTCGAGTACGTACCGAGCGAGCTTCGTCTCGTGCCACGCCTGCGCGACCAGGAATGCCCGTTCCCTCGTGTAGCTGGTGGACTCGACGATGGCGGCCGCGACAGGCTCGACCAGCTGGGTTCTCGCTTCGAAGGACTCCGCGGCGTCTCCCGAGTACGGCGACAGTGACAGCAGAGCCGCCAGAATCTGCTCAACGGCGCCCACAGCGCACCTCCGTGTCGAAGTGGAGCCAGAGCGCGGTTGCGACTCCGATCACAGCGATGAGGGATGCGGCGATTTCGGTCAAGGTCATAGTTCGTCCAGTTCGATGGTGGCGTTCTTGGCGGCATCAAGCTCCAGCAGAAACACCGCGTTTGCAAGCACGTGCGCCATGTGCGGCAGCTTGGAGTCTGGGTCCGTCAGCTCGCCTTTGCGCCAAGCGGTCAGGTGCCGCATCAGGGCCGCTGTGTACCTAGCGCGGGCGTCCGGAACCAGCCTCCAGCTGTCTTCACCGTACCGCTCTGCTCCGTGCGTCAGCGCCGCGGCAAGCGCCTCCTCGGCAAGAACCGGGATGAGGTCGTACCGTAGCTTCCCTGAGTCCGCCTTGTGGTCTTGGTCGCTGAAGCCACTCACAGCAACACCAACCCTTCCTCGTGCGCCCATAGGCTGGTCAGATCGTCCTGACCGCGGTTAGTCTCTGATGGCCCAGGCATCTGGCACCTGACGCGCAACAGCCACCCGCGCGTGGCGCGATCCACCCTGTCGATCGTCCACGTAGTGCCGTGAGAGTCCTGACACCGGCTGGAGCCTGGTCGGACCAGGCGCACTTCTTCATTCGTCACGTTGCGAGTTCTTTCTCGATTTCTCGGCAAAATGAATGCCTACCGATTAGCTCATCCGAGTCACGGAACGGCAACCGACCGAATATTTTGCACAATGGTGGTTTCCTCCACCGCGAGTCATAGGAGAGCTCAGGACATGCATCAGAACACTCTCCGCCAGAGCACACGATCCTCACTCGTCGCGCTGGGATCGTGTACTCGAACTCACGCCGGTCGGTCACCCTCGAGCCCGCTTCGGGGTGCGCTTCTTCGCCGCTGGCGGCTTAGGCACCCCAAGTTTGATTTCCGCTCCAGGTGACCCAAACCCGCCTGGGCCGCCTCCGGTCAGCGGAACCTTCTCTGCCACGTTTGGAGAGTTGGTTTCTCCGACGTTTTCGGCTGGCGCGGTTTCCGAAGCGAGCGCATCCAGCGCAACAGAAACGCGAACCATCTCATCCTCTACGCTCTTCAGTGCGTGCTCCATGTCTCGCTGACGCGAGCACAGTTCTGCGTATTTGGCTCGCAGCGCCGCCTGAATATCCAGTGTTCCGTTGTTCATCTCATCTCCATGAGTGGCCCATGGCCGCCTCGTTGCCGCATACTGACACACCTAGGCGTCCGGCACTAGTGTTTATCGCCCAGTTGAGCCGTAACCGCCTTCGCCCCTCGTGGTGTCCGAGAGCTCCTCGACCTCGGTGACCTTGGCGAGAGTCACTGGCGCGACCACGAGCTGGGCGATTCGGTCGCCGTGGTTGATGATGTGGTACCGATTTCCATGGTTCACCAGGATCACCCCGACCTCGCCCCGGTAGTCCGAGTCGATGGTACCTGGCGCGTTGAGCACCGTGATCCCGTGTTTCAGCGCGAGACCAGACCGAGGCCGAATCTGACCCTCGAAGCCGTCGGGTATCTCGACCGCGATACCTGTCAGCACCAAGATGTGATGACCTGGACTCAGGTGGTACACCGGGGAGTCGTTATCCTCGGTTTTGTTCAACCACGCGAACAGGTCGAGCCCAGCGGCGCGCTCGCTTCCTCGCGTCGGCAACATCGCGTCCGGGTGCAGCTTCTTGACCTTCAGTTGAATCGGTTCATCCATGTCGTCCTCCTAGGATTCTCCAGCATTCCTGTAGCAGTTTTCGGCACTCTTCGACGAGGCGCGCGGCTTCGTCGGTCACGTTCGTGGCTTCCAGGTTGTGGGCTCGTGGCCTAGGTACTTGACGATCTCCTGCCACTCAAACCCACCGACATCGGCAATCCGCTCGGCAGAAGAGGAGGAATACCCAGCCTTGCAGTACCCGTCCCACGCTTGCAGGTGTTCGTACCAACTGATCGTTCCAGGGGCACGTTCTAGGTGACACCACAAATGGTTCCCTCGAACCGGAGCCCGTCGCTCTGGCTCGGGTTGCGGAGTTGGAACCAGCGACTCGAACGCCGCCACCGATTCGTCGGCGAATGCCTTCGCCTGCCTCCTGTCTCCATCCAGAACCAATGCCATGTCGTCGGCTGACATCGTCAATGACATCCGGAGCCGATGGTACTCGATCGCGAACGAGGCAGCCCAGATCGCGTTTTTGGTGTCCTGCATGGTCACTTCCCTACCGCCTCTGCGATTCGGCACGCGAGGCACCGCTCACAGTCGTCTTCGTGCCCATCACAGTCGCAGCCACACTCGCAGTCGCACCCGTTCACGGACAGCAGCTCGCGCACCTTGTACAGCTTCTCAGTGGCTCCACGTCGCTCCTCTGCTAGCTGCTTCCAGGCCGCCAGCGCCTTCGCGTCGGTGTCCTGGCGCAGGGTCAGACGCGCGATCTCGAGCATCTCTGCCTGGCCATTCGCCCAGCCCGGGGAGACACCGTTGCACAGGAGCGCGAGCAGGACACCTACAGGTGCCAGGGCGACACCGATTGGCGTGGAGATCACGTCCGCACCTCCACGATGTCCAGCCACCGCACTTCACACTCGCACCCAATCGGTTCGCGCCCGGGGTCCTTGTCACAGTCGGAACCAGGAACGTGCTCCTGGCAGACGCCTGCGACGAAAATCCCTTTCGTGTCAGAGTCGAACTCGTTGACCTGGACGATCGCCCCTTCTCGCGAGACCACCCGGCTCGACCCGATGCGAATGCGCGCGAAGTCCTCGAGCGTTGGGCGGCGCTGCGGTTGGCTTTCTTCTCGTTTCATACCTTGGAAAATGTACATCTCGTCCTCATTCCCACGGCATTCTGCCGTCCATCAGTTTCGCGTCTTCGTGTCGCCCGAGCTCGTTGAGTCGCTTCTGGCGCCAATTCAGGAAGTCCCCATCTGGCGCCCAATGGCCGTACTCGTCACACAGACTGTCGCAGAATCGGCGTTGCTGCCGCGAGAACCAGCCCTTTGGTGCTTCCTTCCCGCGGCGCTGGCCACGAAATTCCTTGATGCGCGCCGCCCACTGCATCCACGCTGCGAACAGCGCCCCCTCCTCGCAGTACCAATCGAAGGATCCCTCTTCGGGGCGAGCCTTGCGCGAGACTTGGGTGCCTTGAATCCTGTCGAGCTCGCGGTCGACGTCACACGGGTCGAATTCTGCGTGTTCAAGCACGTTTCTTCGCCTTCTCGCGCTTCACGCGCGCCATGAACTCTGCCGCCGTCTCGTGCGGAATCGCCTCGCGAAGTTCAGCCCACGAGGGGAAGAACTTGCCGGTTTCGATCACCTTCTCGACGCCTACCGAAGCATCTTCAAAGCGCTCCTTAGCAAGCTTCTCGATGAACAACTCAACCGAGTCATCCGTGAGCTGCCTCGATGGGTACGCCGCAACGAGCCTTCCCAGCAGCCTTTCAGCCTGTGCTTGTTCCATTCGCTTCCTTCTCTCGCCTCATGCGCGCAGCAACACGCGCAATAGTTGCCTGATTTGCGGAAACGTTGTCGCGCTTCCCTCGAGCGATTGGAGGGCCAGCGGCTGCACTCCCGAGCCCCGCCAGCTGCCCGCGCTCATGCTTGCGCACGACGTCCTGTCGCAGTCGAGCGACCCAGTTGCGGCGACGTTGACCCGCTCCTCCACCGATCGTCCAGTACGCGACGAACTCCTGCTGAGCAGCGACGACGTCAGCGGTGTCGACCCCGAGCTTGCCAGCCATCTCTGAGATTGCTTCGGCTGGTAGGCCAAGAGAAATCGGGCACATCGTCTCGCGGTCGGCGTCGAGGAGAACGACGGTGACATCCTGCGTTACCGTTTGCTGAGCCTTGGCGGTACCTGTGACTCGCGTTTGGGCTTCGGTGGCTGGGGTGGTAGCTACCTGATGTACTTGGTCGCTACGGGTCGATTCTGAGCCTCCCTGGTTTCGGCTCCGCTCAACGGTCCCCCCTGCACCCCCTGGATCGGGATCGGGATCGGGAAGGGATCGGGAAGGGAAGGGATCGTCGCGTCGAGCACGCGAATCGAACTCGTCGTCGTCACGTGA